TGTGCCAGACGCACAGTGCCGGGGGCGTTCCCGTTTCCAGCGATTTATTTTTCTCTCGGCAAGGGACTGTTCATAAGGTAACACTTTCCGTTTTACGAAGCCGTGAAAATTCGATGTGTTCCGTGGAGATGTTCACTGGGCAGCATACGCCGTACACGTTTCCAATAATCACCGAGTAGTGCAATGTGTATTCACTATCGGGAAATACTTCACGGTTTTCACAACTCTTGATTCAGGAGTGGGATTTTTGCCTTATTCCCGCGTGACATCAAGGGAAACCGGATTGATAACGATGATAGATTTGCCCTTTTTGTGGGCATATCTCACGGTGTTCCCGGTACCGCTGGGGCATCCATTCCATACTGCGAGAATATAATCGGCGTGATCGACCATGTACCGATTTCTCTTGTCCATGCAGTCCGACGTGTACTCCCGTTGCAGCATGGTCTCCTTGTCACACTTTGCCGCGATATTATAATACCGTTCCCGTGAAGCCACAGACCATTTGATCGCTTGTGTCTCACAAGGGATTGCACTTTCCAGAGTAATGTGAGGGTATTTTGATTTCAAATCGAGTACAATTTCCGCAGCGTACATATCGACGCCAAGAGCCATGCCGGTAATAAAATGCGTGACGCCCTCGTTCTCGATGAGTGCTACAATCTGATCCCGCATAACAGATTTCAAAGAAGTACAACGCTTATCGGATTCATCAAAGCCGAACGGAAGACTCTGCGGTCTATGACCGGTAAACGCACAAGTCTTGCCTTGAACGGATTGCTTTTCAGCTTTTTGAGCAGACTTTCTAAACTCAATAATGCGCGACATGACACCCCTTCTTTCACTCTTTTGGTAGGTAACTCCATTCTATCACCCTCATCACGGACAGTCAACGCATTGTCGTTAGTAAAATCAACGACGGCGTACCGTGGATAATGACACCGCCGTTAGGTACACTAAATGCAAAGGTGGTGAGGCTATGCGAGAGAAGAAGGACATCAATATTGAAATCGGCGGCAATATTCAAGTGGCAAGAGAACAGGCGGGCTATACGCAGGACACGCTCTCAGAAATGCTTGGCATGACGCCGAATCACCTGAGCGCTATTGAGCGTGGTGCTTCCGGTATTTCTCTTGAAGCCTTGCAGCGTCTTTGCCGTTTGCTGGGCGTCAGTGCGGACCGAATTATCTTTGGGACCGATGAGCCAGAAGCGGAAGCCCTTGCGCTTGCCAGACGTATTTCGGATATAAAGCCGGAATACCGGCAACAGGTTCAAGAGCTGCTGTCCGCTATTTTGAATATGTCATAAAAAAAGAGCCTCTGCCGACACCCAAAACGGGCATCGACAGAGGCTTTTGGCTCGTTTTCCGGGCATTCAAACAAGTGCCGAAATCGACACTTATTCTCGCTCTATTGCTGGAACTGTGCGGGGAATATAATCACACTGGGCGGTCATTCCTCGTCGCTCTGAGGCTTGCAATCACAGGCTTTTTCGACCCCTAACTGTCTACACCGCGATGCCTTGCGGGAGAAGTGCGGACAGGCGATGAGATCCGCACGGAAGCTCTGCTTGCAGCTATGGACGCAGCGGACGCAGAAGCGGTTATACTTCCGGCGTCCGCTATCTCCTATGAAGAACGACCACTCCTGCCGCCACTTCTGACTTCTGCTCACAGCTCAATCTCTCCTTTGTGCTTTTGGGGAGGGCAGCATTCCTTCTGCTTTTCAGCCTTTGCGGACTTGAGCCTGTCCATGATGGAGGACTTCTCGCTCCTTTCGGGGGCTTTGACCTCTGCGGTCTTGTCCTCCTTCGGACCGTTGTTGATGATCCCATCAATCATGCCGTAGTCATCCTCCATCGACATCTCCGCTGCCTTGAGATAGTTTTCCTTCTCAAGAGCCGCCATCCAGCTTTCCTTGCTGATACCGAGCATTCCGCCCTTTGCCGCATGATCGGCAATCTCCTTTGCATCCACGCACAAGCCCTCGGTGTTATCCGAATAGAGCCGGTACACCTCGCAGCCCTTCTCCAAAGCCTTCTCAGCCGCTTCCTGTCCAGCGGGAAGAACGCCAGCCCATGCGTAGCCGTAGTCCTTCATATCTTGAACGGAGAGCGCAGGATCGGGCATTTCCGGCACTTCCTTGACCTCAAGGTCGAGAAGGCGGAGTGTGTCATCGTCAAAGCCGTTGTAGACATCATCAAGGACGAGCTTGCCACGCTCATCGACAATGATACAGGCAGCTTCATCGCCGTAGGTGTCATGCTCCATCAAATAAAAACTGTGACCGCCGACTTCGTGCTGGTCAATGGTGTGCCACGTCCCGATGTGACCGGCAACCGTCAGACCGGAGGTGTCGGCGTTCATCTCAAAGTCCTTCTGCTCGATGCTCTCCTGCTTCTGCTGTTCCTTCGAGATCATGGGGATCGCCACAATCTTATCGCCCAGCTTGACAAACTGCTCCGGAACTTTGAAGAGGTCAGAGAACTTCTGCATCTGCTCTACGGTCAGAGAGCCGAAGCTGTCATCCGTCAAACCGACTACCATAAATGTTCCGGCAACAACATCGTAGATGTCACCGTCCTCATCACGCAGAGCGCGGTTCAGGGGCAGACCTTCCAGCTTGCCTTCCTCGTTGCAGACTAAGGCAACCGGGTCTTCGTAGGGATAAATTGCCTCGATGCAGCCGCCGACCTCATGCTGCAAGGACTTGAGATCCGAGTCAATCTCCTTCACATAAGGCTCCTTTCCCGGCTCAACGACGAGAACGGCGATGGTGCTGTCACGCTCGGCGTCTTCCCCTGAGCCGGTGATCCGGTATTCGTCGGGAATATCGTCCAGCTCACCGTTAAACTGTCTGTCCCAGCGTTCGCTTGCGACGCGGACATAGCCTTCATCGGTGAAGCGTCCCTGTTCATCATAAGCGATGTCGTGACCATAGCGTTCATAGTCGATGTAGTCTGCCAGAGGACCGAGATCCTTTTCGGAGTAGATACCGGCTTCGTTGGCATAGTAATAGCCGAGGTCATATTCGTCGTTGATACCGGGCATGATGTCGTAGCAGTCCAGATTGAACGTCAGGTTGATGAGATCGTCGATGTCGCTGACCTCATCGCAGCCAGCCTCCATAATGGCAACGAGCTTTTCCTGATCGCTCAGGGAAAGCTCGTCAATCAAGGCGGCGAGGTAGTTGAGCTTATCAAGGCTCTCGTACTCGCCAAGCATCTTCTGGACGCCGTAGATCGGGCATTCGTAGTCGGTAATAAACCACTCTTCATAGGGCTGACCGAACTCATCCTGCTTGCCGATCCCGATACGCTCAAAAACCTTCTGCATCTCTTCTTCGGTGGTGGGCAGCTTCACCCACTCACCGACCAGCATACCCTCGTTGTACTTGCCAAGGTTTGTGACGAAGGCTTCAAAATTACCGTCTAATACGGGCATAGGCATCCTCCTTTCAGTCATCCACCATGCCGTCCGGCATGATATACAGTTCCTCAAACTCCGCGTCGGTCATGGCTTCGAGCTTCCGGACGGTCTTATACATCAGCTCCGCAATCTCACCGTCCATGTCGTTCAGGGTGACGCTCTTCATATCGTCGATCAGTCGCTTCCGGCTGGACGTATTGAAGCAGCACATGAGGTTGAGTTCTTCTACGGTAAAGTTTTTCATATCAGAGTTCCATATCCTTTCCTTTGTTTTTCTGCGGCTTCGGCGTGTGGGGCGGCTGGGCTTTCTGCGCGGATTTCAGCTTGTCGCGGATGGATTCACGGGCAGCGGGCTTCTTCGGGATGGTGTCGTAGATGGCAGTCCCGGCATCCTCCACATACGAGCGGACATACTGAATGCTTTCAGAAAAGCGGATCGGTCTGTTCTTGTCCTCAATATTGGTCAGTCGGACTTCATCGGCGGCAAAATCAACCGCTTCGATTCTGCACTTAATGCCATCCACATTCAGCGTCGCGCCGACAGGAATGTAATCTGCGGCTTTGAGTTCCTTGAAGGTCTCGCCGTCCTTGCTGAGAAAGACATCCACGCCGGACTTCCAGAGCTTATGAGAACCGGCTACCCATGCGCTTTCACGGAAACCAGTAACCGGCACGGAAGGCTTGCCGCGCACCTTCTTTTCAAGGAGTTTTGTGCCGAGAAGCGGCGCGGCTTTCTTTGCGTCCTTGCCGTACAGCTCAAAATAGCCGTTCTGGGCAAAGCAGACCAGCGCGTCCGGATGAGCCTTTTTGACTGCCTCATATTTGCGGAGTTCTGCGACGGGCAGAGGTGCAAGCACCTCTGTCCTTTCTGCATCCGGCAGTCTGTCACGGTGGGTTTTCTGCTTGGACAGCACTTCTTCCAGCGCCTCCGCGTCCTTTGGGAGCGTCTGGTGGGTTTTGACGCCGCCATGCTCACCGACCAGAGCCATTGCTGCATCGAAGCTGCTGCGGCAGGGGGAGTCCAGCACAAAGCCATCTGCAAAGGTCAGCCGGTCATGATCCGGCGCAACCGAGTTCTGCGCCACATTTGCTGCCTGTTCCCGGTAGTTGATCTCAAAGACATCTCCGAAGACCTTGCCACGCTTGACGGCTTTCGGGACAATGACGCGGGCAATGCACTCGTCGTATGTCTGTTCCGCGTAAAAGCGGAAGGTGTTGTGATCCCGCGTCCCCTGAATAAAGACCTGATTTTCGTTGAGACAGTGCGTTCCATGCGGACGGCAGAACCACATCAGCGTTTTGTCTTCGGGATTCCGGCTTTCGGCAGCGCGGCGGATGATACGCTTATCGATGTCGAAGTCTTCCTTGTAGCTGTCTACATGACTATCCACGAGCTTCTGCAGCTCCGCAACGATGTCAACGTCTGTGTATTTCTTCATGCGTCTCCTTTCTCACAACTCCATGTCGTGTGTTTTGGATTTGACCGGAGACTTCTTCTCCGGCTGCGTTTTCGCGGCAGCTTTGAGCTGATCGCGGATAGAGGGCTTTTCCTGCTTCTGCTCCTGCTTGACGTATTCCAGCGTCGGCATCAGCTCACGGTAACAGCCCTGTGTTTTCCGCGCCGCATGACGGCGATGGATTTTGAACAGCGGCTCACCATTCTGCGTGACCGTGTTGCCCTCAATCCTGACGCCGTTCCGTGCCAGCAGATTGAAGGAGTGGTTAGAGGCGCGGTAGGAAGCCCGCATTCCGTCGTTGTTATAGGCAATCTGCCCCTTGAGCGTGTCTATGACGGCGGCTTTGATTTCCTTCTCTTCCGCAGTCAGACGGTGCGCCTTCGGTGCTTGCGCTGCTTCCTCCGGCAAGGGAGCAAAGGGAGACTTGACCTCCACGGTTTTTACCTCAATAGAGGTAATCTCATCGTTCTCCCATGCAACGACCTCCGGGTCTCTTTCCTCTGTTTTCTCAGAAGTGACTTCCTTCTGGGGTTCGGTCTGCTGACGGAACGCATCCACGAAAAGTGCCGTCAGTCCGGGATTGGGTTTATCCACAAGGAAGCGAGAGGCGTTTTCGGGGCAGATATCAACGGTCTTCGCCCATTCCTTGAGGGGCTGGGGAATGCGCCCGTCAAAGTCTTTCTGCTGAATGGTGTTTGCGAGGACATATCGGACACGCTCCGGAGAGAACTGCTCAAGGACGCTTTTCACGGCAGCATCCGCATCCAGCCGGTTATCTCCGTAGTTGGAGCTGATCGCCGCTTCAATCGCTTTGCGGCATTCCACGTTTGCGGCGAGAGAAGCACGATATGACTCCAGCTCATCGGCTTCATAGGCGTAATTCGCTGTCTCGCGGTAAATGGGGACTTCCGGCTTTTCCTCCGGAACGGTTTCCTGCTCGACGGACTGTGCCTTCTCTGCCAGCAGCACCTTGAGCTTGGCGTCAATGCCCTCGATCATCTCAGCCGCCGTCTTGCGGATGGTGTCCAGAGAGCTTTTCAGTTCCTTGGTTTCCTTGCCGGATGACCAACCGGCGATGTAACCGAAGGAGTAGTCCGAGGTTTCAATGCCGTACCGTTGGCAGACGGTGTAGGCAACGCTTTCCGCTTCAACCTCCTTGGTGTGCCGATCCTTCTTATCTTCTGGCGCGACTTTCTCATCCGGCTTGACGGCGTGGAGCTTTGCGTGGGCGATCTCGTGAATGGCGGTCTTGACCGTCTGGATTTCGCTCATGCCCTCCTGAATGGCAATGCGGCTTTCAACCGGCGAGAAGAATCCCTTTGCACCGCCCGGAATGTCCTCAAAGGAAATAGGGACGGGAGATTCCTGCTTGAGTGCATCGAAGAACGCCTCGTAGTTCTCGACGGTGCCTTTCAGCTCATCGACAATGATGTCCGGAAGCTCCTTGCCGTCCGTCTGGGAGACATCGAACACGCTCACCACCTTGAAGGCAGGGCGCAGAACCTCAACCGTCTCCGTGACAGCCTTCCCATCTACGCCGATCACCGGCTTCTGCGTCAAAGGATCAATCTTCTCACGCTCTTCCTGCGCCTTGTACGGCGCGGGTGCAAGAATCTTGATGCCCTTTTCGCCCTTCATGACCTGACGGTCAAAGTTGCGCTGCCACGAGGTATAACCGGCAACATAGGTTGCCTCCGGCTTCTGCATCGCAATGAGCAGCGTGTTGTTGAAGGAATAGTTGTAGAACTTGGACATCGTGCGGAGATATTCCTTGAACCGCTCGGATTCAAAAAGCTCCTTGATGCCCTGTTCCAGCTTGTCCGTGATTTCGCGGACTTGCTGTGCATTTTTGTTTTCAGCCATCTCAAACCTCCATTTCTTATTTGCTTTTGGGCGAAGAAAACCCCGTCTGGGATTTGCTCAGTAAACGAGCCTTTACCTCAGACGGGGTTTCTCTGCGTGTCATTCGACGATGGAATATGTTGTCTTCCTTCTCCCATTCAATCAGCCGGTCAAACATCTCCGGATAATTTGTGACCATGTGCAGCAGCTCCGAGTCACTGGCGTTGGGACAGAACCAGCAGCCGTTCCTCCGGCAGTGAGCGTAGATTGGAGAGAGCAGCCCGTGTTCCTGACAGAGCTTGTAGGCGTCCGCCTCGGTCATACCGTATTTGGCAAGCAGACTGACCTTCGTTATTCCATCCAGACGAGCAAGGCGTTTTGGCTCATCCTCCGCGATGCCGACATAGCTCACAGTGTCCGGCGAGAGTGCGGCATTGTACTTGCGGACTGGCGGGATTTTGCAGTCACGATTGACTGCACACATACCAGCCCATGCAAAGCCGCGAACCTCGCCCTTGTGCGGTCCGCGGGTGATGACATGATGGAACACATCATCGTAGGTCTTGTCTGCATGGAGAATGGTGAACTTGATGCCCAGCTCCTTTTCGCAGAAGGGCTTGAGCCGGTCATAAATGAAGTCCCGGTGTTCCGGGACTTCGCCGCTTGTGTCTTTGTCGAACATGACCTCACTGAAAACCGCCTCGTCAAGCGGCTCATTGTGCTGTGCAGCCAGCAGGAGCGTCGCTACGCTGTCCTTGCCTCCGCTGCATGAAGCAACATACTTTGGGCGGCTCATCGATCAAACTCCATCTTGAAGCTGACGTATTTGCCGCCGCTGTCATCCAGACGAATGACCGCATCATAGAGCTGAGGCTTCTTCGGCGTGTAAAGCCCGGTCACTCGGCACCAGCCCTTGTCCAGCAGCTCCTTTGCAATCTTCTTGGTCAGCTTCTTTTTCTTGCTGGAAAAGAACTTGTTGTCTTCCCACAGGCAGAAGGAGCATTCCTTGTTCGAGCAGTAGAAGTTGCCCTTGCCGACATAGACCGGAGAACCACAGCGGGGACATTTGCCGATTTCCTCTTTCCCCGTGCCGAAACGCTGGGCTTCGGCATCGGAGAGAAACGGGTAGGCTTTCACGAGATCCCCGGTCATCTGGACAATGCCGCTGAGGAAGGCGTCCGCATCCGCATTGCCGCGCTCAATCTCCATGAGCGTGTTTTCCCATTCCGCAGTCATTGTGGGAGACGTGATCTGTTCCGGCAGAACACAGACGAGGTTGCAGCCGTCCTTTGTGGGAATAAGGGATTTGCCTTTGCGCTCTGCAAAGCCGGACTTTACCAGCTTTTCAATGATACCGGCGCGGGTTGCGGGAGTGCCGAGACCTTTCTTCTCGGTGTCATCGTCAAACTGATCGTTTCCGGCAGTCTCCATCGCAGACAGGAGCGTGTCTTCCGTGTACTGCTTCGGGGGCGTTGTGAAGTGTTCGGTGACGCTGGCGGACACACCATCCAGAACATCGCCCTCATGGACTTCGGGCAGGGACTTCATGGGATCGTCCTTTTCCTTCGTCTTGAGGGAAGCCTTGAACAGCTCTTCGATGGCTTTCCATCCGTTTTGAACGACGGTCTTGCCCTTGGTTTTGAACTCGTAGCCCTCGCAGGAGAGCGAGATCTGCGTTTCTGCGTAGGTGTGCTTCTCGCCGGTCGCACACAGAAGGCGCATCCCGACAAGATTGAGGATTTTCTGCTCCGACTGAGGGAGCGCCGAAACATCCTGCTTTTCGAGCTGGACGGTCGGGAGAATGGCATGGTGATCTGTGACCTTGCTGTTGTCGGTTACGCGGGCAATGTCCGGAGTAATCGAAATGTCGGAGAAAAGCGGAAGCTGGCGGCAGACGATGGAAATGACCTGACGGGCGGTGTTCTCCATATCGTCCGTGATGAACTGGCTGTCTGTGCGCGGATAGGTCAGGAGCTTTTTTTCGTAGAGCGTCTGAACGAGATCGAGCGTCTGCTGGGCGGTGAAGCCGTAGTATCGGTTTGCCTCGCGCTGCAAGGTGGTCAGATCATAGAGCTTCGGAGGATTGACGGTTTTCGTCTCCCGCTTGAGAGAAGAAACGACGGCTTGCTTTTTCTCGCAAGCCGCCGCAATTCTTTTTGCTTCCTCTTCGGTTTTGACCTTTTCCAGATCGGCGGTCAGATCGCCCTTGCCGACGTGGACGTTGAAATACTTCTCCTTTTGGAACGTAGAGATTTTCCCGTCACGCTCCACCAGCATTGCAAGGGTCGGCGTCTGGACGCGCCCGACCACCAGCTTCTTGTGATAGAGCGTGGTAAACAGGCGGGTGCCGTTGATGCCGACAATCCAGTCCGCCTTCGAGCGGCTGAGTGCTGCTTCATAGAGACGGTCATAATCCTTGCCGTCCCGGAGATGCTGGAAGCCTTCGCGGATGGCGGAGTCCTCCAACGAGCTGATCCACAGACGCTTGAAGGGCTTGGTGCATCCGGCTTTGTCGTAGACCAGCCGGAAGATCAGCTCACCCTCGCGTCCTGCATCGGTTGCGCAGACCAGCTCGGTGACGCGCTTGTCCTTCATAAGAGAGGACAGCACCTTGAACTGCTGGGCTTTGTCCTTTGTGACCTCGAACATCCAGCTTTCCGGAACAATGGGCAGATCGTCATACCGCCACTTGGCATACCGCTCATCGTAGGAGCTGGCGTCTGCCAGCTCCACCAGATGACCGAAGCACCACGAAACGATGTAATTGCCGCCCTCCATGTAGCCGTCCTTGCGGGACGTCGCGCCCAACACCTTTGCGATGGACTGGGCAACGCTGGGCTTTTCAGCAATGACTAAGATCAATCTTCATCACCATCCGTTTCAGCATCCTCCGCAATCTGCGGCTCTTCATCCTCGTTGATGTACGGTTCTTCCTCGTAGCCTTCATCATCAAAGAAGTCCATATCCTCATCCTTGAGCTTTCTGCCCTTGACGAACTTGATGTAGTAATAAGCTGCACCCGCAGCACCGGCAAGAACGAAGATGACGAGGATCATGCCGATGTTGGATTTCTTTTCGGGTTTAGGGGCGGGAGCATCGGTTTCTGCATCCTTATCCGGCTCAGGTGTAGCGGGGGCTGTGCCGGTGCATTCGCTCATGTTGGTCTTGCAGACCGGGCAGTCGGTGTTGACCTGACCGGCAGCACATTTTTCTTTGCAGTTACAGGTGGTCAGCGCAGCCGCAGTATCTTCATCCAGCAGCGCAAGCAGATCGCTTTCATCGACCATGTTCAGGAAGTACGTCTGATACTGTTCCTCATCCTCGTTGATGGGCGCATCGTAGTCGATGACAATGAAGAAGGTGTTGCCGCTCTTCGTCTGGACTGTGATGAACTGCTTGTTGGTTGCCTTATCATAGAGCAAGTCGCGGGTGTAGGCGTTGCCCTCATCGTCAATCGGCTCACCCTTCGGCTTTTCCGACGCGGGAGTAGTCTCGGGCTGCTGTTCCGGCTGGGTTGCCTCCGTAACGGGAAGGTTCTGCTCGGTATCATCGGCGTAGGCAAACGCCGTCACCGAGAAGCAGGACAGAACCATGACGCAGACCGCAAGGACGGTCAGAAAACGAAACTTCTTACGCATTGTCGATTACCTCCGTATTTCCGGCGGGCTTGGTGCCGCCCTTCATGGAAGACAGGAACGCCATGATCTGATCCTTGTCCATCACCATAGAGCGCACGGTGTTGATGATTTCAAGGTTTTCCAGCTCTGTCTTCTTGTCGTACAGCTCCTTGAGCTGACCTTCGATTTCGGACTTCTTCTTTTCAGCCCTCTCAATGTCGGAGAGGACTTTCTGATACTTGGGATTCATGCAAAACTCCTTTCTTTTAATAGGCGGGTCTTCCGAAGGCGTAGAAATGCTGCTGCCAATAGGAAGAGTTGATAGATGTGTACTGAATGGGATCGCCGCAGTGAATCATGACGCCATCACCGACGTAGATGCCGACGTGGGATACGCCGGGGGTGTCATACGTCCCGACGAAAAAGATAAGATCACCGGGCTGTGCATTCGCCTTTGAGACCGGCGCACAGACATTGTAAAGCCCCTGTGCGCCCAATCGTCCGGTATTCACAAGACCGCTGTTTGTGAGAACATAGCTGACGAAGCCGGAGCAGTCAAAGGACGTGTCGGGATTGGAGCCGCCCCACACATACGGATAACCGAGATACTTTTCCGCCTCGGTAATCAGCGTTGCAAACTTCTCATCGTTCAGGTATTCCGGGTTGACCTCGTAGTCTGCGGGAGGATTTGTGATGTACTTGTCCACATAGGGAGAGTCACCGAACAGATCCTCGCGGTTGCCAAGCACCGACATATACGTTGCGTACATGGAAAGCTGTTCCTGAGACATGATGTAGACCGGGACGTGGGAGAGATTGAAGTTTTCAAGCTTCACGTTGCAGATGTAGTAGTCATACGGGACGCGATAGGTTTCCGTGTGCGTGTTGCCGTCTGCGTCCGTCCATGTGTCGGTTTCCGTGCGGTATCTGGTTTCGACGATAACCTCTTCGGTGAGGATGTACTGCTTTTCAAACAGCATTTGGAGCGTACCCTGCACCTCATCCAGCGTGAACTCGCCCTCATGGAGAGCCGAGAGAATGGAGATCAGCACATAGGGATCATGCTCAATATCGTCCAGATCGAAGTGATATTCGTCATAGTCATGAGTGCCTTCATAGTTATCCAGATAGCTTTGCAGCTCTTGCTCCATCCGGCAATACTGCGCCTCCGCGCCAAGCATCGCGTCATCCTCGCTGAGATAAGAGGACGCAATGACCGACGAGCCGGTAGAGGTGAGCATCGAACACGAGCTGATTCCGGCACCGAGCAAAACGAGAAGGGCAATTCCGACGCCGATCCAGATGAAGACCTTCTTGTTCTTCTCAAAGAACTCCTTGATCTTGTCGGACGCCTTCTCACCGAGCTTCTTGCCGGTATTCTTTGTGGCAGTCCCGGCGGTCTGAGAACCGGCATTCCGTGCAGCGGCATATTCCTTCTTGATGTTCTGCTTCTGGTAGTGCTTGTTCATGTTCTGCTTCTTCATCTCAGGATGCTCCTGCTGATTTCTCTCATATTGGAGCTTGGCGTCAGCTACATCCGCCTTGTGTTCCAGCTTGGAAACCTTCTCATAAGGCTTGTTGACGCTGCTTTCCCGATGATGACGGAAATGCCTCGCAGCGGTCTCAACGGCAATCTCTGTTTTATGCGCCGCCTCAACCGCCGAGTTTTCCTGCTCGACCTCATGGATTTTGCCGTGAATGCCGGAAACAAGGGTGTCACCGACCTTGCGGACGGTTTTATCTGCCTCAAATTGCAGCTTGCCTTTGCTCTTGGGCTTTTTCAGCTCATCCTCAAAATGAAGGCGGGTTTTGCCCTTTCCGGTCTCTTCATCAAAGACACGCTCTTTCTTGAGAACCTTGTGCGTGGGCAGCTTTTCACGGGCAGCATCCAGACGCTCATGCGCCTTTTCTGACTTTCTTTCGAGCTTCTGCATCCGCTTCGCGGGCGGGACGGCATCGTCCGAGAGCGGCTTTGCAGAGGCAGTCTCCGCCGCTTGAGTGAGAACGGCATCTGCATCAACGGCTTCAACCGCAGAGGTCTTGCGCAGCTTGTGGGTGACAACCGTTTCGGCAATCACCGTGCCGGTGTGCGAAGAAACGCCGTGCTGCTCCAAAGCAGGAGGCTTGAACGGCGTTTCCGAAGGCAGCGGTTCAGGTACATTCTGGGGTGGATTTTCTGTCCTTTTCTCTTCTGTGACGGACGTTTCGGAGGGCGGCTGAGTGTTATTATCCTCAGCGTGTTCCACCTGAAACTGACGCTGCTGACGGCGCATCTGCACCTTTTTCTGTTCCTCCGGTGAAAGTGCCTCGGAAGGCTCGGCTGTCTCACCGGGCTTCACCAGCTCCGCATCTTCCGGACGTTTTGACACACGCTGCTCGGTGCCAGCCGTCAGGTTTTCCTCAACCGCGCCTTCCCGCTTCATCCGCAGAACAACCTTGTCGCGGGCTTTGAGTTCCGGTTCCTTGGACATCAGATTTCACCTCCAATCCGCTTGTAGGCAAGCTCGGTGTATTCAGGGTTCAGCTCTATGCCCACGAAATGACGCCCCATCTGTGAGGCAACCATGCCGGTTGTGCCGCTTCCCATAAAGGGGTCAAGCACAATGCCGCCTTCTGGACAACCGGCGAGAAGACAGGTTTCAACCAGCTTTGGAGGGTAGGCGGCATAGTGACCGCCCTTAAAGGGGACGGTGTTGATCTTCCAGACATCGCGCTTGTTGCGGAGCGGATTGATGTCGGCGTCCTTGATTGCCCCGTGTTCACGCGGGCGGTTGATGGACTGCGGCTGAGGCTGACCGGGAACAGGCTTGCCGTACTTGTTGCCGCCCTTCATGCCGCGCTTGAGGCGTTCTGACGTTGCAGGGGCAATCGGCTCGGAGATTGCCTTGTAGTCGAAGAAATACTTCTTGGACTTGGAGAACAGGAAAATATGCTCGTAGCAGCGGGCGCAGCGGTCTTTGACGCTCTCCGGCATGGGGTTATCCTTCATCCAGATGATGTCGTTGCGCAGATACCAGCCGGTATCGCGGAGGGCAAAAGCCAGCATCCACGGAATACCGATCATGTCCTTCGGCTTGCAGCCCTCAACCTTGTTGTTGAGAGCCACAGCCTGACCGTTTCTGCCGTTGGGGTTCTTCGGGTCAACGAAATCGCCCTGATTGCCCTTTCCGGCGTAAGTGTCCGAGATGTTCAGCCAGAGCGTTCCATCCGGACGCAAAACGCGCCTGACTGCGGTAAACACTTCCGTCAGGCGCGAGATATATTCCTTCGGCGTTGTCTCTCTGCCGATCTGAGCCTCCACGCCGTAATCACGGAGCGCGTAATACGGAGGGGACGTCACACAGCAATGAACGCTGTCATCGGGCAGGGTTTTCAGGATTTTGAGACAATCGCCGGTATGAATGATGTCAAGCTCTATAAAAACCAGCTCCTTTCTTCGGATTTGAGCGCATATCAGTCGGAGTAATACTCGTCCGGCTCGTAGTCCTCGTCGAGATCGTCAATCTCGTCCGCCCAACGGTTGAAGATTTCCTCGGCTTCCTTAGCCGCCTCACGATAGAGGCTCAGGCGGTTCTTCTCAAAGGCAGCGAAAGCAGGGACGAACTTGCCGAACTCGCGGATTGCCTTCGCATCCTGCGTGCGCATATCTGCGACGCACTGAATGATTTCGGACATCGTGAGCAGATCGTCGATCATGGTTTCGTAGTCTTCCTTGGCGATGGTGACGGTATCGGCATCGTCCTCAGCCGCTTCCTGCTTGCGGACTCGGAACGTCTCGTGGACATCCTTCATCAGCTTGATCACACAGTCAGTGGTCTCATCGAAAATCTCCTGCATACGCTCTGCCATCTGGTCGGCGCAGTCCTCCAGTTCCTCATGAACGTGGAGGTAGGCGCGATGGTGCTTTTTCAGTTCGGTTTCCTCGTGGATGAGGGCAATGAGATCGGCGCTCATGTCGATGACCTCAAGCAGAAGGTCAATCGGCTTGGTGATGCTGCCAAACGTGGTGTTTACGGGGACACCGCTGGCTTCTGCGATGATGCTCTTGGCGTTCTCAAGATTGAAGTTCTTATTCATATTCAAAATCCTCCTTAGTTCTGTACGGTTTCTTCGGGTTTGGTGGTCATGATGCGGTAGAGCTGGGTGTCCTTCGGGAAATCGTCCTTGAAGGGAACGATGGTCGAGCCGTAGAAGATCAGCCCCTCACCGGCATTGGAATTGGTGATGTAGTTCTGCTGGCTGGGCGAGATGTTCAGCGCCTTCGAGAGAATTTGCCGGTCGCCGGATGCCTGATTCAGAAGGTAGACAAAATCCGAGTTTTCAAAGATATTCTCTACCTCGCGGGACGCAAGCAGATCCTTGACGTTCTGCGTGATTCCGGTCGGGATGCCGCCCCATTTTCTGAAACGCTTCCAGATTTCCACGCTGTACGCGGCGGTCTGTTCCTCTTTCAGCAAAAGGTGGAACTCGTCCATGTAGTAGCGCGTTGCCTTGTGCTGGGCGCGGTTGATGGTAACTCTGTTCCACACCTGATCCTGCACAATCAGCATACCGAGCTTTTTGAGCTGCTTGCCGAGTTCGCGGATGTCATAGCAGACAAAGCGGTTGTTGACATCCACATTCGTTCTGTGATTGAAGACGTTCAGAGAGCCGTGAACATAGATTTCAAGGGCAGTTGCAATGCGCTGTGCCTCCGGCTCCTTCTGATTTCTCAGAATGTTGTAGAGGTCTTCAAGGATCGGCATTTTCTCCGGCTTGGGGTCTGCAAGAAACTCCTGATAGACCATGCGGACGCTGCGGTCAATGATGGTCTTCTCAACCGGCTGCAAGCCGTCCTTGCCGCCGACAATCAGCTCACACATGGAGAGGATAAAGTCGGATTTCAGCGTCAGCGGGTTTTCCTCTTCGGAGTAGTTCGTGTTGATGTCCAGCGGATTGATGTAATCCGTGCTGACCGGCGAAATGCGGATGACCTGACCACCGAGCTTCTGCACAAGGGGAAAATACTCGGCTTCGGGGTCGCAGACGATGATGTCATCCTCCGTGATGAGGAAGGCGTTCGTCATTTCACGCTTGGCGGAGAAGGACTTACCGGAACCGGGCGTACCCAAGATCAGCCCGTTGGGGTTTTTGAGCTGCTTGCGGTCAACCATGATCATGTTGTTGGACAGCGCGTTCAGCCCGTAGTACAGAGCTTCGCCGCCCTGAAAAAGCTCCTGCGTGGTGAACGGCACGAAAACCGCTGTGCTGGAAGTGGTCAGCCCGCGCTCGATCTCCACCTGATTGATGCCGATAGGCAGAGAGGACATCAGCCCTTCTTCCTGCTGGAAGTCAAGACGCTTGAGCGCACAGTTATACTTTTGGGCAATGGCGGCGGTCTGGAACACCGCGTTTTCGAGCTTCTGGCGATTGGTTGCCGTGTTCATGATGAGAATGGTCACGAGGAACAGTCTCTCATTGCGGGTCTGGAGATCCTGCAACAGACGCTTTGCCTCACCGCCGAAGGTGGCGAGGTCGGACGGGATGATGTCCATATCGTAGCCGGAGCGGACTGCCTTTTTCTGCTCTTCAATCTTCATCTTGTCGAGGTCGGTGATCTTCATCTTGATGCTCTTGATTGCCTTCGCCTGGTCAATCGTCCGGATATGAAAATTGACCGTAATGTTGCTGTCCATCTCAAGGAAGTCGGCAAGCATACGGTCATTGAGTTCCGGCGCGAGGATTTGCAGGAAGCTCACCGCACCGATGGTTTTGCCCATCTTGAAGCACTTGCCTTCACGGAAGTCAAAGGAAGTGGGAGCGATGAAGTCCTTGCTGGAAAGCCCCGTCCGGGCAACCATATCGAAGGAAAAGCGGAACGGCTCATTGCTGTCCATATTGAACACATCATGAAGCACTTTCAGCCGTTCGTAGCCGGACAGCGGCTCGGTTTTCACGCCGAGAGTTTTGAAGTTGTTGAGAATGTCGGTTTCAATGCGTTCGAGCTTCGGCTTTGCCGTGCGGAGGGAGTCCGCCTCAATGCCGAAGGTGATGTACTTCTTCTTGATCAGCCCGTTGTTGCCCTTGGTGAGCTGGTTTTGAAGCATACCGGAATACTCGGAGCGGATGTCGTTGAAGGCGTCCTCCTGTGCCGGAATGTTGATGCGCTTGCGAAACTCATTCAAGCTTGCCTTCTGATTGATGAAGGAGAGCTGGACGAAGATCGAGCTGTCGAAGTAGTTCAGAAAGTCGCACCAGTTCTCAAAGATGGCAGTTTTGTCCTCGTTCTGCGCAAGCTGGTAGTTGATGTCCTCAAAGGCGATGGACTTCGTGTAGAGGCGGCTGTTTACCTTGCAGATACCGTCGCGGCACATCTCCACATAGGGAATGGTCTGCTGGGCGGACTTGCGGACTTTCTTTGCCTTCCTGTCCTTTTTCTTCTGCATGACGATCCGCTTCTTTTCCTGAGCGGAAAGGGCATCGCCGTAAACGATGCCGTTTTTGACCGTCATCTTAGGCTTTGCCTTTACTGTGCTGTTGTTCAAGCTGCAATTCCTCCTGTTCTTTGATTTTCTGCTGAATCTCAGCGTAGAGATTGTTTGTGCGATAGGGACGCACCTTGTCCCGGATGAACATGGACTGTACGATGTGGTACAGATACTTTTCGGCGGGCTGACCGTCCTTCTCGTAAAGCGCGAAGAAGATGAACGGGAGCATGATGACCACCATCAGCATTGCCGCCGTAGACAAGTCGAGATGCACCTTCGCCAGAAAGAAGATCGGGACGCCGACCGCCGCAGCGATGGAAAAACAAATGAGCTGCCGCTTGGTCAGGTTGAACATGACCTTCGTTTTGACGCGGTTAAGATCCTTCGGGACCGGAACAAATGCCATTGACTGTTTCCTCCTTTCCGAGAGTAATGCTGCATTCGACCTCATTGCCCCAAACATCCCATCCTTCGGGAGACTGACGGGCAAATAGCTCTACGCGGGGAAGGTCTCCCATGAGGCGGACAATGCGTTCCCGCGCCTCATCCGGCTTTTTGGAATGCTCTTCGATGTGGCTGAGGATGACCTGACGCACACCGGCGTCAACTCGCTTCGGGTGTCCCTTCGTGGCAAGGATGCAGATTTCGGCATTCGCCCTTGTCCAGTAGCCCATGCCGGTAAAGAGATCGTCGTTCCTTCGGTTTTGCTTCACCCATACAAAAGCCACGGTCTTATAAGAAAAGCCCCATGCCGTCAGCACTTCGAGTGCTTCACAGAGGCACGGGAACGTGATCCAGAGAAACAGAGTGCAGTCCTTAGCGGCAAGCTCACCGACCGGAAGTGCCTTGATGTCTTCAATGCACATTGTCGGGTAGTGGCTTTCCGCCGACCGTCCCTGTCCCTTCTTGGAGTAAGTCCGATACGCCCAAGGGGGATCGGCGTAGATGATGCTGTACTTCTTCATGCTGCCGACCTCCTTAGTGCGCATGGAAAATGGATTTTGCGAGGCTTCCAGTCTTGAACAGCGAGAAGCACAGAATAACCGTGTACGCTGCCACAGAGAACAGAGCCGAATGAATGTTGTCTGCGATAATCATGCCGTTGATCAGCACCGCATAGATGCCAACGCAGACCATGATGAGAAAGCCCTGAAATGCCAGAGCAAACAAGCCTTTCAGATAGTTCGTTCCGATGCTGCCCCATTCGCGGTTGCTCATGGTTGCGATGGGAATAGGCGCAATGCTCACGGTGCAGTAAATCTCAATCATGCGCCCGTAGAGAATGACCGTAATGAGGATCGCCATAATTTTGAGGCACAGGCTGATCAGAAGCGTTTCTATCGACAGTCCGAGCAGTTCTCCGACGCCCATGTTCTCCATGCCGGTACGCATCTGCGCAATCGTCGAATCAATATCAATACTGGTGTTGCCGTGGATGACTCCGGCTGCACCGGAAACCACGTTCTGCCCGATGTCGAATACTGCCATCACGATGTCAAACGTGTGTGTCACGAGATAGATCGCCACAGCCGCCTTGAAAAACCACTTGAAGAACATCCATGTGTCCATGTCATGAAGGTTGTTTTTCTCGGTGATCATGGAAATCAGCTCGTAGCACAAAACGAAGGTGATGATGATACCAGCGATGGGGACTATCACGTTTTCGGATAGTCCCCGGATCATCTGGTACACGCCGCCATTCCAGCCGGACGGTGTTTGCCCAACTTCGGCTGCAATCGTTCCTACCTTCTCGTTGACATCGGTGAACATATTGGTCAGGTTGCTCTCGATCCATCCGATCAGCATATCCTTGAGAGCCTGTTCGATCTTTTCTAAAATGCTGCCCAATATTTCACCACCCTTCGGTTAAGCTGGGCTTGCCGTGGATTAGCCGAACAAACCGGAGAGCAGGGGGATGAGGGTCGTGCCGATCAGCACCACACCGCCGCCAGCCATGAGCTGCTTGATGCCCTGAGACTTGGCGCCGGGGTTGTCGTTGCCGTAGCCTTCCATGAGGTTGACAACACCCCACACTGCGAGACCGGCACCGAGGGCGATAACGAGCGTCTGAAGAACCGTGACAGCCTGATTGATGAAAGCCATAGATTTTCCTCCTTGATTTGAAAAAGATTGGTTGTGTATTTTTGAAAATGGGCATAAAAAAAGAAGCCCCGTCGCTGTTCTGCTTTGGGATGAGCCATCAGGCTTTACCCACTGCGCAGTGCAGCGACGGGGCTTTAATCTGCATCGACCTCGCCCATATCATAGAGGTCGAATGTGTCATCGGGCTTGACCACCAGCTTGTGCTGCCGGTATTTCTCGATGTCAAAGGCGTTCCGCTTGTCATAGTCGGAGAGCTGCCGGTACTTTGGATGCTTCGTAATGTCGTATTTGTTACTGAGAAAAGGTCTCACGCCTCGAAGCTGCAAAATACACTTGGCTCCGTCCATGACGGCGATCTCATCCTGAGACATCAGTTCCTTGCCGGTTTTCTGATAATTCAAGCCATAGGAGTTGTTGTTGGAACGGGTTTCCGAGGTATTGTAAAGGTCGATTGTCTCCTTGCCCAACACCTCGCTGATTTCCTTGAGGGTGGATTTCTCCTTGCCGCCGAGGAAAAGTGTGCAGTCACAGTTGCCCGTGATGGTGTCAGCCGCATCCTTGTAGATGGTCTTGAGCTGAGACTGGGACTGCAAGATGATTGACGCCGAGATTTCCCGGCTTCGGATGGTGGCGATGAGCTTATCAAACTTCGGGATTTGACCGATGTTCGCAAACTCATCGAGCAGACAGCGCACATGAACGGGAAGCCGTCCGTTGTAAACGTCATCTGCTTTGTCGCACAAAAGGTTGAAGAGCTGGGAATACATGATTGCCACGACAAAATTGAAGGTGTCATCGGTGTCGGAAATGATGACGAACAGTGCCGTCTTCCGGTCTCCGATGGTGTCCAGCTCCATCTCATCGTAGCTCATCAGCTCCCGCAGCTCTGCGATGTCGAAGGGCGCAAGCCTTGCACCGCAGGAAATTAAGATCGACTTGGCTGTTTTTCCAGAGACGAAAAGTCAAGGACTTTTTCATCAAATTCAAAAAGAAGTCACATTTTGCGGACTTCCTCACGGAGCAGACGCTTGATTTTGTCCTCCATTGTCTCCTTGGCGGTCTCGCTGAAATGCACACGGACGATATAGGTTGTCTTGCCGATCTGCTTTCTCACAGTCGGGCAAGGGGTACTGTTGGTTGCGGTATTGTTCATTCAAAATCCTCCTGTAAATGAAAAATGCCCGGTGACTGTTCATCATCGGGCGGTGTCAGTATGAG